ACCGTCGAGGACGTTGTTGGCATTCTGGGAGTTGGCGACGGTCTTCGTGGAGTAGCGTGGGGCAAAACCAGTGAAGCGTTCGGGGTTAGAGAACTGGGTTCCGTAAACCAGAGTGGAGGCAACTTGCTGCGACATGCCTTCGAGGAAGGCGCGGCTTTCGGAGAGGCGAAATTCAGGAGTGTTGCCGTTCAAGTCAGCGATGTCCTTGTCGATGACGGAGTAGGTTTCGAGGTTGCCGCAAGCTTCGACCAGTTGGGCCGTAGTGGATTTGGCGTTGGGGACACCTGTGTTCAGGAGGCGCCAAGTGGCTTGGGGCAGGCCAGTGCGGACTGTGGTCTTGTGCACGGTCGGGAGATTGCCTTCGACGACCATCATGTCATCGAGGATTTCGTTTGTTTGAGACAAGAGTTCGATGATTGCGGCTACTTTGTAACCGTCATCCATACGCTTCGCCCAGTCCGCATAGGTGAGTGCGGTGGTGCCTACGATTGCCATAGGGGAGTATCCTTAGTCAGGGTTAAGATTCATTCTTCATCCTCTGTTCCTCTGGGCTTAACCGTTCTACCGCCATGCGGTGGAACTCAGGATCGGTTTTGCGCAAGATGCGGATAGATCGCTTCTGCGAGTGAGGGGCGTTCGGGTGCGCCTGGGGCTTTGTTGGCTTCGCCCGAGATCCCACCCGGCTTGATGCTACCGCCTTCGACGAAGGGTTTGAACATGATTGAGAGGGCTTCGACAACGTCTGGGTTGGAGCCGGCTCCAGTTAGGTCGAGGGCTGAGCGGAATGAACGGGCGAGGGATGGGGGTAAGGCCGAGTCGATAGCCTTGGAGATGTCAGTGCGGACGGCTTCGGATTTGGAGCCGAAGCGATCGGAGATGTCCGAGAGCCATTCCTTTTGGGTATTAGCCCAAGCGCGGTAGGGGGCTTCTACGGCTTCGCGGGTGGATTTGGCGTAAGTGTCGACTAGTTTCTGGGCCTGGTCTTGGGTTAGGCCGAGTTCTTTGAATGCCGTGGTGGCCTCAGTCAGAGCCTTATCATCGAACTTGAAACCTTCAGGGAGTTTGAAGTCGGCGTACTTTTCAGGGGCTCCACCTTCGCCTTCTTTGGCTTCAGGCTTCGCTGGATCAATCCCCGGTATCTTAGCATCAGGCTTGGGCTCTTCCTTGGAAGTCTCAGGAATCTTGGTAAGGAAAGAGCTACCATCAGGCTTCTTCTCCGGCGTAAGGGTCGTAGTCTCCGGCGGCGGATTCTGATCCTTCAGCGTCCCGCCCGTTTCCCTCGCCTGCGGCTGGTTGCCCTGTGGAGGTTCGTTGGTCACTGTCACGTCGGTCATTTGCTAGTTCCTTATGCGAAGCTTCTTGCATCATTAGGATGTATTCGGCAGGGCAATTTACGATGACGTCGGCAAAGAGTTGCAGGCCAACGTTTTGAGATCCACAGTTGAATGCGGTAATATCCATAGCTCCACGGACAAAGGGGGTGTGAAAGACGTTACATCTGGCGAGTAGGGAGTGCATCCAAACACGACCAAGGGCTTCTGACATGATACGCCGAGTGTATTCGATTCTGGCGGCTTCGACATGCTTTGCGGCCTTTTCTGCTTTGCGGACATCTTTGCGGTTACCGAAGTCATTGGTCATCCTCCAGCTACCATTCGCTGGACTAGGTTCTGGCCACCGCCTACATCGATTTGGGAAGCGTTAGCGCCAGCTTTGGAAAGGGCTTCCATCTGTGCGGCTTGTTGTTCTTGCACCTGCTGCTGCTCTCGGCGTTGACGGATGGCGGTAAGGGCAGCTGGGGAGCGGATAATACGTGGGGAGTTGTTCAACAGACTGCTGTAGATATCTAGAGCCATATCGAAGTCGAGGTTGTCGGTTGCGGCTGGGTCGATCCCGGCTACCTGTCCAGCGATCTGGAACATGCGTTCGATGGAGCCGGCTTGCGCTGCGTTTTGGGAGATTTCTAAGAGTGAGGAGAATTTGACCTCAATGTTCTTCCCAGCAACTTCTGGCGGGGGTGGGGGAAGGATGTTGGCGCGGAGCATGATGCCCCAAACGCGGTCGATGATGGGAGTGAAGACTTCGTTGTAGAGGCGTTGGAAGACCGGGCCAAGCATGATGAGGGATTCTGCTTTACGCATGTCCCATTCAACTGCGGTTATGTTGGAACGGGTTTCGAATTGGGAAGCGACATTAAAGAGGTTGTTGAAGAAGGTATCGCGGATGCGTTTGCGGACTTCTTCGAGATCGGCAGTGATGGAGGCGATGTCTGGTTTCCAGTTGCCGTAGGCGGGCTTCATGCCGTCGTTACCGGTGGACATCATTCCTTGCAGGAAGGTGATGCCGCCTGGGAGCAGGGAAGCGGGTTGGTTTTTGAGTTGGACATCGGCGACAAGGGGAGGGTTGATTCCCTTATCTATGCCTTGGGCCTTGCGCCTCGTCTCTTGTTGTAACTGCTTAATATCGGGAAGCGCGTCCATTCCAACGGAGCGGCCATATGGGTCGTTCCCGACGAGGTCCCATCTTCCAATAATGGCGGCCCGCTCGTTGAAGCCACGCTTGCGTAGGAAGCCCCTGGATGAAGTCCCCGACTGAGGATTAGTGGCCCCGCCCCACTCCCAATAAGTCTCGCGGTATTTGAAGTGTTTTGGAATACTATATTTCTCAGGATCGGTGTTGGGTTCAATGGCATGAGCGATAATGACCTCTCGAGTTAGCCCCGCGCCATCTCGGCGATCATAGAATTGTTGGATCATCGAGGAGCAATTCTCCCATCCGAACTCGTCTACGACCTGGGCGATGGTGTAGGTGAACTCACGGTAGAAGATGGTGGGACGGTACTTGCCATCGATGTCGACGTAGTATTCACCGAAGCAGGGGTTGATGCAGTTGATGACATTGTCGAAGTCTTCGTAGATGAGGTTTACGGCGGTACCGAAGACCACGAGGTCGAACATGAAGATCGCCATCGCGGTGTAGAAGTTGGATTCCGCAAAGACAAGGTACATGAGGCGCTCGCATTCGGCGAGCCAAAGGGAGATTGGAGAGGTTTGGGTAGAGTCGAGATGACCGATCTTAAGCTTGATCCAAGGCCGGGTTGGAGAGCAGGTTCCGGAGAACACCCCTGCGGCAAGGTTGCGGGCGGCAAGGGTTCCGGTCGAGTCGAGAATGTGTTGGTTTATCGGGGACCCACGGTTCATCTGGTTGGGGGTGATTAGCCATTTGTAACGTCGGGGGAGGATATAGTCGGCGAGTTCACGGCCGTGAGTCCACCAGCTGTAGCGGTTATTGCGGAGGCCGAGGAGGCGGCCTTGCTGGAATGAGCGCAGGCGCTGGTCTTGTTCTGAGGCAAGATCGGTATTGCGTTGGAAGTCTCTCCAATCAACGAGGGCGTTCATTTACGAAGCTCCCCAAACTGGTTGCAGGGAGGCAAAGCAGTCAAAAGGACCGTTATCAATACCTCCCTGCCAGTGGTGCGATTGCGTTTTTGGTTGCGCCAAGGTCGCAGTGGTGTGGCGTATCAGGCCGCGTGGGGATGGCTGGACCGGAGTGAATACCGGCCGCTGGCTTACCTTTCCTTTGGAGTGGGGCATGGCCCAGGCGTCGATTGGCGCTCGGTTGGGTTGCTGGATGGCGTTCATTTCAGGACCTGGAGTTTGGCTCGGCGACCTTGAGGATGACCGGTCTGGAGCCGCCGGGTTGGACCGGGCGGCATGGAACGACCCTGCGCGGCATCAGGCAATTGTCCTTGCTTGGCCATATCAGCCGCGGCCATTAGGAAGTTCACGGGTGAAGCAGGTGCGGCTTGGCCACTTCGCGGCATCATCTCAGGAGGGAGCATCGGAGCTTCAGGCATCACGCAGCCTCCAATGGATCTAGTTTGGTCAGCTCTGCAAGGCCCCACTCACTTATATGATGACTGAATGACCCTTCAACATGTTCGCGGATGGCTTCATAAGATTTGCCGTCAGCCTTCTCGACATAGACAACAGCGTAGTCACCTTCACGTCGAAGCCAAATTCCTTTGATTGGTACTAGCGGTCCGTAAGGCATCACATCTTCCCTGTAAGAGCAGCTGGGGCGGAAGAGCCTTTGGCTGGTAGCGCAGCCGCGCCAAGGAAGGATGGGGTTGTGGATTTCTGGCCTGGCTTTTTGCCGAGCGGTGATTGTCCGAAGACTGGTGGCGGGGGCGGTGCGGCCGGGAGTTGGGGCAAGGCATGTTGGGGCTGTTCGGGGGTCATGCTGCTTCGCCTTTATAAGGATCCCATCTGGGACTGTGAGGAGCTTGTACATGATACTCATGATTAACTTGCATGTGCTCCTCGGCATATGGGTTGTATTCGGTCTGATGGAGTTGGGAGCGCGGACCTTCGCCACCTGCGGCTATATGAGCGGCAAGAGGGCCACCGAAGGTTAGGGCTAGTGCGTCCAGATCGTCCAGGACGAGGCCGGGGTTGTCCGCTAAGATGTCTTCCTTCGGGGTGAGGATGATTTGGTCTTGCTTATTAAACGTATATCGAATAGCAAGCATTGCGCTTCGCAGGTCGGCATCAATGGGCAACAACCCTGTCCGAACCCAACTGCGGAGAGCACCATACATAGCCGCTCGTTTGTTAGCGTATTGCTCACCGGCGTTATCGAAGACGATTCCGGTGATGTCATCTTTGCCTCCGAACTGAACCTCTGTGACATAGAGATGCTTGGCGCGACAGTTGTCTACGACACCACCTCCGACGCCACCCCCGTCGATGAAGATTCCGTCGGGTCGCCATTGCTGCCAAACGTCGAAGACATTGTTGGCAAGATCAACTGTGGAGATGCCGTTGAAGACCTTCCTAGCAATGGTCCTAGCATCGCGTCCTTTACGTGGGAAGATAACAGAGTTGTTGGCCCCATATCGGGCGACGTCAACCCCGAGAGCCAGAGGTATTGAGGCATCTATGAAAACCTCTCGATCGGGAGACATTGCGCCATCGATATCGGAAGCGAGGAAGAACTCCATGAGGCCTTGGCGCGGGAATTGGCCTAGGATGCGGATGCGAACGTAATCGGAGTCGGGCCCGTAGATGTCGATTAATGCAGAGATACGTTTCTTGTTAGTGATGGGGACTTCTCGCGAGTCGATTGAAGTGGTGTGCCACATTGAGTGGTGGTGGCCACCTTCGAAGCATTCGCGGAAGCGGCCGGTGTTGCGGGTGGGGTTGCCGTAGACGAGCCAGAGGAGTTGGGTGTCGGCGTCGGAGAATGCGCCTTCAGCGGTTTCGAAGATGATGTCTTCGATTTCGCTCGCCTCATCAAACACGAGAATGAGCCGGTTACCTTTGTTGTGGAGCCCGGCGAAGGCTTGGGGGTTGGTCTTGGACCACGGGATCATATCGATCCGCCAAGTACGTTCGCGGGTGGGGTCCTTGGAGAGGAGGGCGGTAGCTTTAAGTTCGAAGTGTTCGCGGATCAAGGGGTTCAGGAGATTGAACCACTTGCCGAGTTCGGCCCAGGTTTTGGTCTTTAACTGCATCTCAGTGTTTGCAGTTATGACTCCGCGACAGTCCGGGAAGGTGGTAAAGGCCCAAAGGATTAGCTGAGAGACTGTGGTGGATTTGGCGATGCCGTGACCAGAGGCGACTGCTTCGAGAATGGCTTCTTCGGGGGTAATCAGGCCTAAACGGATGCGTTCCATTTGGGCTTGAGCCCAAGGCATCGGGCCATCGAACGCTTCGAGTTGGGTACCTGGCTGTTGCCAAGGAAATGCACCCATCACAAAGGCATAGGGGTCGTCCCTTACACTCACTAACCATTCGGCGAGTTCAGGTTGCAAAGAACGTGCCTTTCATGAAGCCCGTTGGGCGCAATGGAGGCAGGAACGGCGCCAATAGGGAGCCATGCCGGGAACCCATGTCACTCATCCCTGCCTCCATCATTCCCACCGGTCACCAATCGACTGGCAGGAATTTCGACATCCAAGGTCGCTCCACGGGTGCCGAACTTTGCGTCTATGACATTGCTTCGCCCCGAAGCTCGAGCGATCTGTTCCATCATAGCCGCGAAGTCTAGGTTTTCGTTTCGGTTCACTACCTTCTTGGAGTACCCAAAGCGATCCATCAAATCCGCTCCCACCGCGACCAAGGTCTTCAACGGGATCAACTCACCGCTTTCATCTGCTTCATCAAAATGGTCCTCAACTTGCCGGAGACTGCGGCGGATTAGCTCCGAGGCAGTCTCCTGGACTTCGTCTTGAGAACGCACGAAGGCTTCATCAACCTTGCCCCGATAAGCCGCAATGAGTTCGCAGAACGCGGGGTCCTTACGAAGTTGCAGGAGACGGTTGTAGCTGTAGCCGGTCAGCTTCAGGATCTCTTCGGTACGGAACCCAGCCGCAACCATCCGCGCCAAGCGATGATGCGTCTCCCGCATTGCCTTCGGTCGGTTCTGAGGCGGACGCTTCTCTTGCAAAAGCAGCATATCCTCACGCGTGAGCGGGCGCACCGAAAGGACCTTCGGCGTGCTAGCTAGCTTTCCACGATGAAGAGTTGGGTTCATAGCATCCTTCGTATGTAAACCTTAGGCCTGTCTTCTATCGGAGGCAGGTCCGGTACGTATGTCATCTGCTTCAGTAAGGCCCGAATGTCTTCAGGTAAAGGCATCTGCCCTTTTAACATCTCATTATACTTCGGCCGATACTTCTGAATCATTTCCCTTTCACGCCTATCCAATTCCAACTCAGAACAAGGCAAGACACAAATCCCGTCAAACACCGATCCCTTAATCGTCTTCTTCCCCATCGTCACCTTACGTAATCGATAGCGACTTGAAGCATGCGTGTAAAGCCGCACAAACAATCGCTTCGCTTGCCCCACATACACAACCTCTCCCCGCCAAGTCAGGGCATAAATCCCCGACTGCAAGATATCCGAAACATCAAAAAACCCGTCTTCTTCCATTGGCATGGCCCTTCAAAATTCTGATCCTACTCCCTATTATCCCATGGATCGCCCTAACGTGTCAAGTCTTTTTCCCAATTATTTTATATATGCTAAAGGGGGAAACTCAAAAATTATATTTTGCGGCGATGACAGTACTGCGGCCCCACGCAGAGACAAAATTTTGGCCCCCCACCCGAAGGATGAGAGGCCTGTGGTAGGCGTGGCCGTGGTATACGGTATGCCTAGATCACTCCTTCTCCTTGAGTAGATGGCCATTGGTGGCGATGAACGCCTTGATCTGTGCTTCGCAGCCGAAGAGCCTGTCCCACTGTGAGCGGTACAGCGTGACGGGGAAGCGGCCAAGGCCGTACACGGACAGTCCGCCTTTCTCGCCGACTTTCATCAGGATAGCCTTGGGCTTCGAGGCTGCGGCAAGGGCTTCGGTTTGCTTCGCGATGATTGCCTTGAGGGTATCGATCTCTTGCTGAAGGTTTGGAAGGACGGTCATTGGCATGTCTCCATCGGCGTGATTGCCGAGATCGCCATCATGCACCCCGATTGCGGCAACATTGCGGCGCAGCGATCACGAAATGTTACAAAGCTACGAGTGCAGTGCATCATTGCGCTTCGCATACTTCGAGGGTGGGAGCTAAAACCAAACCTTCGCTTACCCTGATTTACTCTCGATCTACCTGGTGTAGTGACATAACACTAGTCATAGAGGAGGGGTGCCGTAGGTAGGTCTTACACAACACACACACACACACACACCACAATATACCCCCCACCCCCTACGGGGTACCCCCTGTCTACCACTGTTGTTACCTGACTATACTTGGTAGATCGAGAGTAAATCAGGGTAAACCGGAGTGAGGCAGGGTTGACAGCGGACGCGGAATGTGGTATACTTGTGAGTACAATCAAAGGAGTGTGTCATGGCTACACCCGGACCGAAGAGAGATGATCCGCTGCGCCAAGCTGCATTGAAGGAGAATGCACGGAGGCAAATGGAAGCGGAGTTTATGGAAGAATGCCGCACCTTGAAGCGGGAGGGGGCAAAGGCTAAGGATATCATGAGGTGTGTAAGGGCTGGGAGAAGGACTCAGGCTGGGGTTATTGTCGGGGAAAGCCCTGATGGCACGGCATGGGTCTTACGCCTTGCTAATGGCAGGCTCACAGAATATCTCAAGGGCTATTGCGAAAGGCAGACCTCACACGAGGCAGGGAAGGCCATACGCAGAGTTAGGAAAGAGCTTAGGCTAGAGCCCTTACCTGAGATTGATAATGAAGTGTATGGCGATGGGGATGTTTAAGGGCCCTTACGGAGTAGCTCTGACTAAGGGCATCACGAAATCGTGATTTCGGCGCCGCAATTCGGCCGCATTTAGGGCGTAGAATAGGGCACTCACGAAAGGCATATGACATGAGACTTATCCGCAGACCTCCCAGTGGTAGCTGGAAGCTTGGTAATTCTAGGATGGCCTCAACCCGGCGTTGGGTTATACAGGGCTATCCTTGGCAGGGGCAATTCGAAACATTAGAAGAAGTGAAGGATTACTTATCTGAGGATAGAATTGATTGTTTACTCTGTGGTAGAGCGTTAAAATCATTGAGTATGCATCTTGCTAGAATACATGGCATTTCATGTGATAGATATAAGGAACAGTTTGGTATTCCTTATACTTGCGGCTTAATATCCGCCGATGTATCTGATCAGATGTCTGAAAGAATGTCTTTAATTGCCAAGCATGAACCGTTACCTGTTCAGGGTATAAACTTGAACAGGCGTCCGATGTGCAAAGCTATCACTGCTAACAAAAGAGCTTTGGCTAATAAGTATCGCCCTATCGATCGAGCCTTGCTGAGTAAATATGGTAAGATGCAAGCTAAGGTTACTGAAGATATAGTTCGGGCTATTAAGGATGATTTAATCCTTGGTATGTCACACCGCAAAGCTGCTACTAAATACGGTCTTAGCAAGACCACTATAACTAGAGTGATCAAATCTTAAAAGGGAGGCTTATCGTAATTCACTCCACTTCAACTGTCCCTTACGGCGGGCTCCTGAAAGGGATACCCGCCTTAAGGGCGTGAGAGGACATAGATCACTCACGGTACGGCCCTCGGCCGGTGTGGAAGGTGATAGTTCCTACTCAGCACAAAGACGTCAGATGAAAGGACTATAGCAATGACTGACGCAGTTGCAGAAGCCTCCGTTACTCTTAAGATCAAGCTTAAGGGTGGCATTGGCGAGGTTGAGGTGGATACCTCAAAGATTGTCGACATGGATATCTATCAATACATCTTCCAAGTCGGCCTTGAGACCATCATCAACAAAGTGGGGATGTCCAAAATCGCTGTGGGCATCACCAAAGCCGAAGGCGAGGATAAGGTTAAGCGCACCGCGGAGATTGTGGAACAGGCCAACCGAACGGTTCAGGCTATGTATGACGGAAATCTCAAAGGAGCGAAAGCCACGTCCAAGCGCACTGGGGCTACACAAACCGAGGCCATGCGCCTTGCGAAAGCCTTGGTGAAGGATACCTTGCGGAGCAATGGGTATAAGATCAGCGCTTTCGACGCGAAGCAATTGACAGCCTTTGCCAAGGAGGTGTTGGCCGGAAACCCGGATCTTTACAAGCGAGCGGAGGAGAACCTCAAGGCCAGAGCGGAGTTGCCGATCAAGGGCTTGAACGTCGCAGCTATGCTGGGCGATATGGCTGAAGATGAAAGCTTGAAGGCAAAGCCAAAGGTTCCACCAAAGCCCAAGGCTAAGGGCGAAGCCAAAGCTACACTTTCCGCTGCGCAAGCAGGGAAGGTTGCGCCACGGCAGAAGCCCGCAGGGGCTACCGCTCACTAACTCGGAGACATGCCATGTACTTCGTAACCGTCTATGTGGCCAAAGGCACACGGAAACACTTCGGTCCCTTCACCAGCATTGAGGAAGGGGATGAGTGGGCTTCGAACTACATCTGCTCAGATGAAGCAATCCAGCGCTACGGCTGTGGTAGATGGGATAACGGATACATGGAAAGTCCCTTGCAACTGAGTGAGCAATGAGCACGGCTATTGGACAGCCCCCATAAGCTCAGGATCACTCAGCTTTAGCTTCGCCTCCAGCAGAGGCAACACTACGCAGCAATGACTACCGTTCGCAATGTAACGTCAGCCAAGCTATCGGCGGTTGTGTTCCTTACCACAAAGTCAGGATGCGTAGTGCCTCTTTTCTCCATCGCGAGGGTATGATAGTCCCATCGCAAAAGGAATGAGCCATGACTAATGAAAGCATTTCGGGGTTCTTGAACTCCATAGCTGAGGCGAAGCGGGCGTTTGACGCGGAGCCGGAGTACCAACAGCGCATTCGTAATCTTGAAGATAACCATGAAGAGCAGCTCGAGACCATTGCTAAGCGTGAGCTTCACATTCTCGGTTTGAAGCAAGCTAACGAAGAACTCATGCAAAAGCTCCGCTCTGTGGAGGCAGAGCGGGACGATGCAGGGTTTCGCGCTTTGGAAGCAGATGACAAAGTGCAGGGTTTGCTTACGCTTGTGCATCAGTTTGTCGGAGATGGGCTCAAGGCTATCAGCGCGGTGGAAGGGAGGGAACTGTTTGTCATAGGCAAGGATGAGCATCAGGGCAATATTGCATCTATCGATCTTCTCGAAGATGCTAATCGAGAGCTTAACGATGAGCTTCAACGTCTTCAAACGGATATGCGCCTTGCTCAGGAACAGCTAACGCGCCCTTTCGCTCCTTCGGTCGATACGGCATCCTCGCAAGGCGAAGGCACGGACCATTGGTATAACTCCTTGAGGCAGGATCGTGAAGGGCAGCGTGCAGTGGACCCTACTATTGCTTCCACTCCAAGCTCCATCGCACCAGAAGAGGTGACCAATGCCTCATCTGTGGTAAGTGGCTCGATTGAGTCCCAAGAGGGTCAGAGTGATGGCCCTTTTGCCAAGACCGAAGACGTTACCCCTGTTCCAAATGCTGCGTCCGCTGGTGCCGAGAGCGAAACGTCTGCTGTCTCCAACGCTTCGCCGCCTGAACGGAACCGCGACCGTTCCACTTTCTACAAAGGACGGAAGTATTACGATGTGACTTACTACGTTCCACTTCATCAGTGGCTTGAAGGTGGTGGGACGAGAGAAGATTACGAATGGCGACCCCTGCCTGAAGTGAATAGGGCTTCGCATCAATCCTAAGCTTGAGGCCCTGTGTAAAAGCGGGGCCTTTTCTTTAACTTGAAAGGTCAGAAGATGTCTACGGTAAGCAAGACAATGGCAGATAAGTTGGTAGCATGCAACGGCTGTTACAAGGACGACATGCCTGTGGTCCGCATCGTTGAATACACAAACGCTTGGGGCGGCACGGCCTATGGGCTTGAGTGTGAGCATCAAATGGGCCGCTACGCTCCAAGCGAATACGTGATCGACCCTAGGGTCTATTGGGAGGCTAAACACAGCTAAAGGTATCAGGTAAATCAGGGAGCTTGGTAGCAATCAGGCTCCTTGACTTTATGTCAAAACTGTGGTATACTTATGAGTACAATGGGGCATAATGGAGAATTTCATGCCGATCATTCTAGCTGCTTTTGTAGGTTCCCTCTGCGGTTCCCTAAGAACGCATCCTTTCCTTCGAAAGATGGAGGGTGTCATGTCTGTGCTACAGGTTCTACGTCCCGTTGCTTGTTCTTTGGAGGGGTGTCATGACTGACAGGTATTACATTTCCTATATTAGAATTCCACATGGTTGCTGTTATGACATCTGTATCAGGGATAGGCAATTTGCTCACGAGTATAATAGAGGAGAGTTTGAACATATCTGTGAGTGTGTAGACTTGGCAATAGCTGAGAAGATTGTGGAATTACTGAATAGGACTGAGCCATGAACTATGGCTATCAGCACGCTTTGCATGTCATTGACTGGCGCCTTTGGCTTGCCATTGTTTTGCATGTTGAACCACGCTTCGTTTACTCACGTAAGGGAACCTTCGCGGATTTGGACGGAGAAGAAGAACAAGATGGGAGGTGGAGATGAGCAACGAAGATGTAGATGTAAGAGGAAAGATATTCGCCATCTTAAGCAGCAATATGAAGGACAAAGAAGCTAGGCATATCATCCTTGCTTTGAACGATCTCAGCGACGATGATTTCGACGAGCTTGTTAGTTTAATGCAAGAATGGAAGGCATACCGATGACCATTCTCTACAACTGCCGCCACGCCGGGGATCAATACCGCATTACGAAGTTCAACCCCGAGATGAACGTGGAGAGTTCCTACCTATGCACCCTTGAAGAATGTGACTGTCCTCGCGGGCCACACCCTACCTGCCGTCACCGCCAAATGTTGCCAAAGTTCATTGCAAGGCAACATGTTGGAGATGAGTGGTTTTTGGACTTCGACCGAGGTGGATGGGTGCAGATGGACCCGAGAATTATATTGATTGAGGACATTGATCTCTTCGGACCTAGTACAACCTACTACGAAAAGCCAAACGAATCTATGCCACCCCTCCCTGAAGGCGTCACCATGATTTCTTTAGAAAACCCTGTGGCTGTACACAATGCTATCGCTGAAGCTGTAGGGGAGCCTGGGTGGGGAGAGATAAAAGCGGAGGATATTGGAAAGCCCGTTAGAATCAATCTCCCCCCTGACGCTTCGCCAACTCACATCAAGAGGAGGTTTTGATGCTAATCCCCTACACCTTGGCCACAGCAAGCTTGGCTCAGTTTGGCTTCTTGATTTATTGGGTGCTAAGATGACCTCCTTCGTTTACGATTTCAAAGACATCGCCACGCGAATGAAAGGGGAATTGAAGGCCTTCAAGACTGAGGAAGAGGTATTAGTCAAGGCTGCTTCACCACAGGCCCGTTGGCGCTTGCTAAATACAATAATCTGCAAGTATTGTCATGGTTACGGACGCGATACTTTTAATGATTGTTGTATAGTCTGCAATGGAAAGGGAACGGTATGACCGCCTCTTCCGCCAAATCCGCCGCGCCACCCTATGCCGTCCTAACGTGGGCAGATGAGATGAATATCTACATGCAACTCCCTTCGGTAAACGGCCCCTATGTGGCGCGATTCGCTCGAAGCGAAGGAGGTCTAAGCACCGGGTTGCATCACATGGGTGCGTTGCATATAGAGCACAGTGGGGAGCCTTTCCATCGCGCCGAGATACCTTCAAAGGCACTTGCAAAGCTGGCTATCACACAAAACGACCGCGAAGCTGCAAGGGACGTGTTGAAGAAACTGGGAGTTATATCATGACCGATCAAGTTTGTGCTTATGAAGATTGTAACAGACCAGCAACTATCCTAGCCTGTGGTAGAAGCGGTTATAATGATGACAAAGGACACCCAAAACCTGCCTACTATTGTGATGAACATGCTAATCTTGTGGCAGACGAACATGACCCTGAGTATGTAGTATACTGTCCTAGCTGTGAATGCAGGTTTGGAGTGAACTGATGAACAAGAACGAAGACCCGATCTCACAAGAACGCATCAAGGAGCTTAAGATGATGGCTGTGGGCTACTACGGCTCTATCTGCGATATAACTGAGAACCCTTTTGAGGTTGCTACTCTTGTAGTGATGATTCATCTAATGCTTTGGCTGGACGCTCGCCAACCTAATGCGGATACGAGGATGATGTTGGAGGATTATTGTAAGAACTTCATGGAGAACTTCGAGATGAATGAGACTCATGATAAGGGACAGATGCAGTGAGTGGGCTATTTCTTATAGCCCACTCAGTGAGGGGTGAAGCTGCATTCGATGTAGCTACGAAGATGGAGTGTCCACACTGCACAGGTCGTGATCTGAACGATGCCCATGCCTGCTTTGACTGTGACAGCCTTGGCTATTGGTGGATCATCCCTACGTCAGGGCATCGAGCCTTTCCCTACGATATCGTCGAGATAACCAACCTTCGCGATCTTAGTGGGAATGGCATTCTGGATATGCTTGAGACGATGCCCTCCGCTTGGCCCAACCATTATAAAGTAAACGCAGCCCCGAAGCTCGACATCACTTCTCTCTTTAAGGCCAATAGGCCACACATAGCGAGGCGCTTATGACCACTCCAGATCCTTCTTCAAACGAAGTCCTACGCCTTGTCGCTTTGCTACGCCAGCAGGATCAGCTTCTCTACAAGGTCAGCCAATGCACTACATGGGAGCAGATGCGGCCTTATCTCCGTGAATTGTGTGATGACATGTATGTGCGTATGAATGCTGAAAGCGATCGCATCCGCATCCTTATGATCCCTCAAATCCGGGAGGTTTATCTTGAAGCAGCACCGCAGGCGAATCCGGCTCAGGACAGACATCCCCAACCGGCCTCCCCATTGCAAAGGGCGCTTCAGGAAGCAATCGATGTTTTCGAAGGCATGAACGACGACGAGATCAATGTTGAGCTATTGCCTCGACTGCGAGCTTCCCTCTCCGAATCACCCCTGGAACAGCCCGCCATTTCAAAGAAGGAAATTCTATGACCAACTTCTCAACAAAGGGCGGTGTCGTCACCCGCTCTGACACCTACATCAAACTCCTCCACCACCTAGACGAAGCCCGAGACTGCTGTGCCGTCATCGCGCATTTGCATCAAACTGAAGACACGGATAAGGACCGGGTCATGGCAATGGGGTGGCTCGCGGTAGCAGAGTTGCAGAAGAGGATGCGGGAGAAGGTTACTGACCTTGCAATGGGCAAGCTTTTGTGTTGAAAAGGAGATGAGCCGTGCCAAAGATTACATACCTGAAAGAGTTTGATGGAGCCTTATGGGCTCGATTGGAACTGGATCTTGCCTCAAAAGACATGCCTGTTCATGTCCTTACTGATAGTGAGATCATGGAGATCAAACGTAAGGAACGCCAAGCATGTTGGGATGAAATTCAAGCTGCAACGTGTACGGATCGCGATTATGACTAACACCGAAGAGCAAGATGCCATCCTTGCTGCCACAAAGGCCTCCAAAGCCAACTTGATGATATCAGCCCTTGCCGGCACCGGAAAGACCTCAACTCTCTTACATGTTGAACGCGCCGTGCCACGTGGTGCCATTCTCTACCTTGTCTTCAATACTGACAATGCACTAAAGGCCATGTCCCTTGACCAGCTTAAAGATGAACGTAAGAAGGCTAAGCCCGGACATTCTTTAAACCCAGCGGACCGTATGCTGTCTACGACAAAGGTACGAACCTTTAACTCCTTGGGACATCGTATATGGGCCAATGGAAAGGGCCTGAACGTTAATGGGAAGAAGTGCAATCTTATCATGCAGGACATCATTACTGAATCTCCAAGGGATTACAAGGATACACTTTGGAGTGTCTATCATGAGGTCTTGCAGGGCGTAAGTATGGCTAAAGCCCTCGGCTACATCCCTTCAGACAACGTCAGGGGAGCCAAAGGGCTCATATCCCGCGCCGCCTTTCATCAAAGCTTAGAGGAACTCCCTGATGACCTCACCGCCGACCTCATCGACACTGTCCTCTCGCGTAGTATCAAGCAATCCTACAAAGGGCTCATTGACTACAACGATCAGATTTACATGCCCGCACTGTTCGGTGGTGCATACCCTCAGTTTCCACTTGTTCTCGTTGACGAATACCAAGACCTGTCACCAGTCAATCATACCCTTCTTAGGAAGCTTGTTCGAGGAAGGCTTATTGGCGTTGGGGACCCTTGGCAGAACATCTACGGATTTAGAGGAGCTAAAGCAGGGGGAATTGAAGAAGCGACGGAGGCGTACAAGTGCGAGGGATTGCCTTTGAGCATTAGCTTTAGATGCCCCTCAAGGATAGTGCAGAACGTGCATTGGCATGTGCCACATTTCAAATGGTTTACCGAAGGAGGCAGAGTTGATAAACCACTTCGCATTCATGTTAGCGATATTGTGGACGATACTACTATTATTTGCCGTAACAATGCCCCACTCCTAGCCATGGCCTTTAGACTTCTTGCTGCCAGTAGGTCTATTATCATTGCTGGGAGTGATATTGGCCCAAGGTTGATAGGTATCATGAAGAAGCTCGGTCCCGAAACCCTCCAGCGGGCCGGCGTTCTTACCTCAATCAAAGAATGGGAAGAGGACCGTCTGGAAAAGGAGTCGAAGACAGCTTCAGACATGGCTGCTTGCATGAAGATCTTTGCCCTTCAAGGCCGAGACCTCCGTGCCGCTATTGCCTACGCCGAGCATATCTTCAAGCAAACAGGTAGCATCCTCCTCACCACAGGACATAAGGCCAAAGGCCTGGAGTGGCCCAACGTCATCCATCTCGACCCTTGGTTGGTGCGGAAGGATCCTTCTGCTCAAAACAAGAATCTTGATTATGTCATCTCCACCCGCTCAAGTGACCGGCTAACAGAGATCGACTCTGAACAGATAGAATGGTGAACGAAGATGTCCCTCCCTACCTCACTACAGTCGTATCAAGACTGCCTCGATTTCTTCGAAAGGGTCGTTGATGACCCTAAGGGGGGTCGGGTTTGTCTTGGGGCGTATGCGGATGCGCATTACTTCCGTCTGCGGTGCAACAAGGCCAGGGTCTTGCACCGGGAAGAGAACAAGAAGGTGCACGAACCGAACATGCCTCTTTGGGGTTCAAGCGAATATGACCCTTTGCAGCTAAAGCTCAAGGAGGACACGGATGGGGCGTGGTGGGTTTATGCAGAACGGACAAGTCTGGATCCAAGCTCAGTTGAGCTTTTGAGCGAGTTGGATTGATGACAATAGATGAAATCGTTATAATAGCTCTCAAATCCACCTCATTCAAGAACTTTCAAGAACAGTTGGAGTGGATGTCTAAATACGAAGCTGAAATGGCAGAGGCCCAAGAGAAGTTTGAGGCTGTAGCATGGAGACATTTCGATGAGCACAAAGGTTAATCCCCTCTCTTATCTGAACTTCTGGGAAGAAGCCGCGGCGCTAGAGTTCGGGCTTCTTGTAGAATGCGCCAGCGAGGATGACAAGAGTGCTTTAGCTAAGGCCCTTTGGGAATGCCGGAAGCAAAGTGGGGGGTTCGTCAACTTGATGATCTTCCAACCCAATCCGCCGAATGTGCTTTTCATCGCGAAGAAAACAACGGAGTTACCGGAATGAACAAGACCATACTCGAACAACACTTAGAGGATGAACTGCAACGTGATCGGATACGTAGCATAGGTAATGCTATTGGTACCTTTATCGTTATATTGGGGAAGCTGACTGTCTTCTACATCATCTTTCATTTTGCCCTCAAATATTGGTGAGATCATGACAAATGAACAACTAAAGAATGCCTATACAAAAGTCATCAACAAACACTTCAGTGCAGTTCAGACTGATACAGATTTAGGGCGCACTGATAACTGGAAGCTTGAAAAGAAAGCAAAGCAGTTCTGGGAAGACTTCTATAATGCTGATGCAGAGTTCAAAGTCCTACTTGCAAGGTGCACACTCAATGACTGAAGAACCAACCGACCTTACCGCCCTAATATCTCACGACCCCCTCAATCTCACGAAGCAAGACCTAGACAAGATCATTGCTTATCAACGCAAGCAACGGCTCACGCGAGAAGCCGGAGGCCGAACGAAGAAGGCCACGGGCGAAGTGCCAGCAGTAGATATTAAAGCGTTGCTTGGAAAGATACAGAAGCCCTCAGTGGCTCCCACCAAGAGTGCTATTGGGCCTACTACAACAACGCCCGGTAAGGGCTTCATTAGGAGGCTTTAAATGAACGTAGTAGCCATGCCATCTTCCCAATACATGCCCGGAACCCACCTTCGCATTGCGTGGGACAGCACCTGCCTCGGTGCACTTAAGCAATGCCCTCAATACTATAAATACACCATGATCGATGGCTACGTCTCGAAGGATGAAAACATCCACCTTCGCTTCGGAGGGGAGTATCACAGTGCCATTCAAGATTTCGAAAACTTTCGCGCCAACGGCCTTCAGTTCGAGGATGCTCTAAGGGAAACCATCAGGCAGTTACTTGTCCGTATCAAAGATTGGGACCCAGACACCGGGACTAAGGCTGGGTCGTATAAGAATCCGCGTACGCTTGTTCAACTCGTGGTGGATTATTTCGATAACTATCGTGAGGACGCCGCGAAGACTATCATCTTAGAGAATGGCCGGCCGGCCGTGGAGTTAAGCTTTAAGTTCGAACTGGACTTCGGCCCTACCGCGCACCCTGACGTTCAGTACCTCCTCTGTGGCCATCTCGATCGGGTTGTCACCATCAACGACAACATCTTTGTTGTTGACCACAAGACTTCTCAGTCCACAATCGGGGATTACTGGTTCAAAGGCTTCGCGCCTAACAACCAAATGACCCTCTACACCTTCGCTGGGAAGGTTGTGATGGATATGGAAGTGAAGGGGATTGTTATAGAGGGGGCTCAGATTGGGTTGCAGGATTTTACCACTAGATTCGCAAGAGGGTTCACGTATCGAAGTGATGATTTAATCGACGAGTGGCTTGCCGATTTGGAGTATTGGCTAAACGCGGCTGAGGCATTCGCGGAAGCGGATCACTGGCCTCATAATGATCAATCTTGCGGGATGTATGGGGGGTGTAGGTTTAGGGATATCTGTTCTAAGAACCCTTCTGTGCGAAAGCATTATCTAAAGTCAGATTTCATACAACTACCAGAGGATAAGAGATGGAACCCCCTAGAGAGCAGATGATATTTCACGCACTAAAGAACGAAGAACTCTGCACTGATGGTAAGCCCCATGATTGGCAGGGCTGGGTTGAACTGGAAGGTGGTGGCGGTACCACTGTCTGTAGCCGATGTGGCCTAGATGCAATGCCCCATTCACTGAGGTACGGGTCATGAGTGAAAAGCAGATGAGGGCCATTCTTCCCTTAGGGAAGTTCCGCGTCGTCGAACGCGGACCTGATTACATCAAGGTTGGAATGGGTGGGTCTACAACCATGACCATCATGATAAACCATATGCATCTTTACGATATCAAAGATGGCGATCTTTTAACCTACTACACGGAGGTGCTCTTTGCCAAGCCTAGCTCAACACCAGTCTAATCAATTCACCAAGGTTTTGTTCCTTGGTGACTCTAAGTCAGGAAAGACCACCGCGCTTTGGTCCCTTGTTAAGGCAGGATACAAACTCCGTATCCTCGACCTAGACAATCTCCTAGACCCTTTTAAAGAACGGCTCTTGGCTGAATGCCCAAAGGAGATCGCGGGGGTGGAGTACCGCACCCTTCGAGATAAGTACAAGACTGGACCACTTGGAGTCACCTTAGATGGCCCAGCTAAGGCCTTCGTTGATGCTATGAAGATGCTCGATAACTGGAAATACGATGACACGGATCTAGGAAAGCCTAAGGAGTGGGGACCAGATTGTATCCTTGTGGTCGACTCCCTGTCGCGTCTCTGTGACGCGGCCTATGACTTCCACGATATGATTATCAAGCCCGGGAAGTCTGGGGAGAAGGATGGCCGCGCTGTCTATGGTCTGGCACAGGATGCAGTGGAGATGGTTCTAGCGAACCTCACCTCTGCCACCTTTGAAACCAACGTTATCGTGATCTGCCACGGGCAGTATATGGAACAGCCAGATGGGATTTCAAAAATATTCCCGCAAGGAGTGGGGCAGAAGCTCTCACCGAAGATCCCGCAGTACTTTCCTGTTTATATTAGGCTGAAGAAAAGTGGTGAGAAGCGTGTGCTTCAACTTGAGTCTGATGTGATGATTGATCTAGCCATGCCGAAGCTTAAGGCCTTTGAGACAAAGACCCTTGATGTTGATACCGGCTTGGCCCAGATCTTCCAAACCCTACACGGCAAGCCCGCCATGCCTGTGCCTGCCGCAACACAGGTGAGACCGAAGGCGGTAACGTTGCAGAGGAGAGTTTGATGATTACGCCAACTATTGGAAGTCCTCACACTATCGGAGATAGCCCTTACGTTGAATGGATGCCCTACCAAATCGGTCAGGCGAGGGAGAAGCTGAGCCGTGAGTGATGCAACCCTTAGGATCAAGAACCTATCCATCGCCCTTGAGGCGTTATCTCGAATCAATCGAGAGGGATCACATGATCTCTTCGATACCATCGAGGCATTGCTTCAAGACACGATCCGAGCCTTCCGTAAAGAAAAAGAAAAGGAGACCCAATGGCCACAACGGCCAGCTAAGCCTACCCCTAACTTCGTCAATCCAGACGATGTCGACGAACTATAACCCCTTACGAAAGCGTGACCAAATGGCTAATTTCCAAGACATTCTGAACAAGAATTCTGATGATATCAAGCCGCCTCCGACCCTTCCTATGGGTTCCTATCACACTATCGTGATGGGGCTCCCTGAGCAGGGAGAATCATCTGTGAAGAAGACACCACAGCTGAAGTTCATTCATAAGATCATTGCTCCGCTTGATGACGTGGACCCCGATGCCATCGTCGAGTTCGAGGCCGATGGTGAGAAGATCGCGGGACAAGAGGTCGAGAACATCCTCTATATCTCAGATAAGGCCGCAAACATGCTGAAGGAGTTTCTTATCAATTGCGGTGTGGAAATGGCTGGAAGGTCCATTGCTGAAGGCCTCGACGACGTGCCGAACTCGGAGGTCATCGTCAACATCAAGCATGAAGCTTCCAGGGACGGCAAGCGAGTGTTCTCGAAGGTCGGTTCTACGGCAAGGGTAAGCTGACAATGGAACAAGATACCACAAACCCAATGCCTGATGATACTTACCATCTCATCGAATTGATCCACATCCATAGCCGACTGGCTAAGGCCTGTTTGGATGGTAGAGCTAAGAAACTACTCGATGCCAAAGACAAGATCGAAGACCTTATCTTAAAGATGGTCGCTGATATGTCTTATGAGTAATTAGCTTCCTCAGCAAGGTACGCCAACTTGCCTTGCTGAGGGCCTCCTGCGGGGCACCTTAACCCCGCCAACTGCGGCCGGAGACGCAAATGTTCCGGCCGCTCTTTATCCATAATGATAAGGATGTGCGATGACAGAAGAAGAGGCCTTAATAAAGTTAGTACAGCTTGGCTGTAAGGGCGATCCTAATCTATATATCAGTATAAAGGGAAAAAATCCTCCGAGACCAACTATAAATATACGGATTGATCCTGAAGTTACTGAAGAGCTTTTAATAGAATTACAAGAAGCTTTGGGAGGCTTCATCGGTCGAGGATACAATGGTGTTAAGGCAACTACAGGCTGGATACTGTACGAAGAAGATGGAGCAGTACAAATCCTAAAGAAATTGATATGGCCTCTTGAAAGGACGAAAACTAAAAACGGTATTATGAAAGCAGGATATGCGCGTGAAGTATTAATCATCTGGCAGCAGAAAAGAATCATCCAGTAAAATCAGACATATGGAGTGAAGATGAAACCCTTCCAAATTAGCGAAGAGATGCAAACGGAGATGATGGATGGCCTCGCCACGCTTGCACCAAACACGGACACAAATGACCCCACTGGAGAAATGTTTGGTGCGCCGCGCCTACGTCGAAGGACGATCCATAGGTTATCTAGTGAAGGCGATGCACCGCTGCCACAGAACGATACAGCGGTGTCTCACAAAGGAACCGACAGTGCTGAGGCCTTGGCGGAAGACTCGATCAATCCCTCCCATTACCGACGCCATCCAAGCGGTATCGAATGTATTGAAGTCACTCGGCACATGAATTTCAATATGGGGAATGCCATTAAGTATATCTGGAGATATATGGATAAGGGAGATCCTATTGAGCAGTTGAAGAAGGCTCAGTGGTATTTGGATGATGAGATCAGACGGTTGCAGGGGCAAAGATGATGAACAAGATCGTATCCACAACCTACTACCACGATTACATCCTCATCTTTTGTGAGAACGGAGACATCTATAGGTTGATTGTGGAAGATATCACCCTTTGGAAATGCACCTTTCAACGTATTGCTGAATTCCGACCACAACCATGAAACCCATCTTCTTAATCGGCGAAGCCCAAGGGGAAAACGAGGCCAAGATCGGCAAGGGCTTCGTCGGAGCTACAGGAGCCGAGTTGCTTCGGATGCTTAACGACTCCGGCGTCATCACCCTTACCTCCGAAGACCGCTCCTACCTCTCCAAGTGGTACCGCACAAAGGACCCATGGACCCTTGCCACCATCTGGGACCTTCATCCCGAGTTGTACCGAACTAACGTCTTTCAACAACATCCGCCCGGCAATGACCTTCTATACTTCTGTGGTGGGAAGGCCGAAGGCATCGCCGGATACCCTATCCTGCAGAAATCCAAATACGTCCGAAAGGAGTTCCAACATGAGCTTGATCGGCTGGGTGACGAAGTGCTTGCTTGTGACCCTAACCTCATTGTCTGCTTGGGTAATTCTGCTTTGTGGGCTATGGCTGGCCGGACTGGTATCACTAAGCTTCGTGGAACGACTTGCGTCAGCACTCACACTGTTAGCGGCTATAAGCTTCTACTTACTTATCACCCATCCGCCGTCACAAGGCAGTGGGAACTCAGACCAACAACCGTAGCTGATCTAAGCAAAATTCTGAAAGAAAAGGACACCGACGATGTCAAACGGCCAAAATGCACAATCTGGATCGACCCGTCCCTGGCCGAAATACGCATCTTCATCCGCCGGTACATCCGTGGCTGCAAGATACTTTCGGTCGATATTGAAACAAGCGGCAACCAGATTACGAGAATTGGATTCGCACCCCGACCGGATCTTGCTCTCGTGGTTCCGTTCCATGACTCCCGAGCAAAGAGCGGTAGCTATTGGCCGACTGCAAAAGCTGAACGATCATGTTGGGAGCTTATACGTCAGGTGCTTGAGGATCAATCAATCCTTAAGCTATTCCAAAATGGATTATACGACATCCCGTTTATCCTCAGAACTACTGGCATTGCAACCCGGGGCGCTACTCACGACACCATGCTCCTCCATCACGCCCTTCAACCAGAAAGCCTTAAGGGACTAGCGTATCTGGGATCAATCTACACCGACCACCACGCCTGGAAGACAGAATACCGTAACAGTAAGACTATCAAGAGGAATGCATAAGATGGAACTAGACCCATTATTGGAATTGATCGTTTGTGCACTTAAGAATACTGAACTGGATTGTAATAGGTGGGATGATTCAGTTCAGCGTGAGTTAGCAACTGACATAGCAGAGAGGTTAGAGGCTAAATTTAATATCACCATCAAGGATGAGTGATGAGGATAGTTAACACTCATGAATGTGAACCAGAGGATCTCCACAACCATGATGAAAGAGAGAGCACATACTGCGGACTTGATTGTTGTGTCACTTCTGAAATCTTGGAAGTGCTCCTCCCTCAGTTGGACGATCATACCAGAAGAACGTATAGCTTCTCTCGGGCCTTGCAGGGCCCTGTACTCGAAATGCAACTGCGGGGTATATTGGTTGATCAGGCCCGAAGACAAGAGGCCATCGACCTCTATACCGACAAGATCGACCAGCTTGAACAACAACTAGAGCAGATCGTTCTCGACGGAGTCGGGATGCCTACCTTTTCTTGGCGCTCTAACCCCGACCTGCAAAAGCTCTTCTTCGGCTATCTCGGGATCCCTGTGATCCGCAAGCAAGGCCGCCCCACCACTGATCACAAGGCCTTGGAGAAGATGCAGATCTTCCTCGTGGCCCGACCGATCGTTAACCATCTCCTCACCATGAGAGAGCTTCAAAAGAAGATAGATTTCCTCAGAACCGGAGTTGACCCCGATGGACGAATTCGAACCAGCTACAATATCTCAGGAACAAATACTGGTCGCTTTAGCTCTAGCTACTCGGAATTTGGCACAGGCGGAAATCTACAGAACGTGGAGGAAAGCCTTAGAGGCGTTTTCATCAGTGATTGGGGATGGAAGTTTGCCAAGTTCGACGCCAAGGCAGGAGAGTCTTACGTAGTAGGTGCCATCGAGGGAAACCTCTTCAACGATTGGAGATATTTAGATGCTGTCGAATCTGGCGATGTGCATACAGCGGTTGCTCGAATCTGTTGGCCCAATCTTGGATGGACCGGTGATCTCAAGCGAGATAAAGCTATCGCTGAACGACCATTCTATCGTCACTATTCATATCGATTCATGTGCAAAAAGCTTGGACATGGAAGCAACTACGGAGGCCAGCCCGAAACCCTCGCCATGCAAACCAACCTCCCAGAGCCAGTCGTCATTGGATTTCAGCCAAAATACTTTCACGCCTTTCCTGCTCATCTACGTTGGCACGGATGGACTGCAAGTACCCTCCAGCAGCTTGGATATCTTATTACAATTACTGGCCGAAAGCGATGGTTTTTTGGAAGGCGAAATGATCCTGCAACCCTCAGGGAAGCCATTGCATACAATCCTCAGGGCTCGCTAGCTGACATTGTGAACAGAGCCATGCTCCGCATCTGGCGCAAGCGCCCTTGTTTCATAATGATGCAAGATCATGACGCCCTTACTTTCATGTATAAGGAACAAGATGAAGATAAAATCGTTCCAAAGCTTCAAGAAATGCTCGTGGAGGAACTCCCGCTTCAGCATGGCCGTTCGTTAAGCATCCCTTATGATTGCAAAACCGGGTGGAACAAAGGTAACTGGAATGCTGAAGCGAACCCTGACGGCCTCAAAGACTACGAAGGCCATGACGAACGGCGACGCCAGCCGAAAGTGTCGGTCATGGATCGATTGCTTCATAGAAAGTACTGAGGCTTTGGGAAGCCCCTGCATTTTCCGGAAGTGGTCGGCGATTTCTATGCTGGCCGCGGCGGTGGAGCAGCGGGTTTATGTTATATCTGGAGGGGATAAGCTTCACGCCAATATCTACTGTGCCTTGATAGGGCATCCAGGCACCGGCAAAACGCGAAGCATTTACCGCGCCCGCGACTACTACATGACAATGGAAGGGGCACCTATAGCCCCAACCTCAATGACAGATGCTTCAATGATTGATGCGCTAACGCATTATAAACGAACCGCGATGTTGCCGGAACCGGACGGGCCTATTGAATATAACTCAATGTACATCACAGCGGATGAACTCTCGGCGTTTATGAAAGCCTATGATGAAGGTGCTATTGGGACAATGTCTGCGTTTTATGATCCTAAGGCCTACGGGCAATGGCGGCGGGGGAATGATCTTAAGATTAAGATAAAGCGGCCACAACTAAATCTCATCGTGGGCACAACCCCCTCGAACCTTCTCCACTACATGCCTGAGACAGCATGGGAGCAGGGGTTTACGTCGAGGATAATAATGGTTTTCTCAGATGAAAGGACGATTGGAGATGACTTCGCACCTGACGTTGATACGAATCTTAACGATAATCTTATTCATGATCTACATAGTATTGCAGGTCTTGTCGGTAAGTTTACGGTTACCGAAGACTACCGAAGCTGCGTCAATCAATGGCGGAAGCTCGGAGAGCCCCCAGTTGTGTCACACCCCAAACTTATCCATTATGGGACCCGACGGCGTGTCCACCTTTATAAGCTCAGCATGGTGTCAGCCATTGAACGATCTGACTTGCTTGTGCTCACTCGTGACGACTTCAACCGAGCGATGAATTGGATGACAGAGGCGGAAGCGGCCATGCCGGATATCTTCAAGGCTGGAGCTGGCAACGCCGATGCGAAAGCAATGGATGAGATCTTCCATCATGTCCTGACGATGCAGATACGGGGCCCTGTGATAGAAAGGAAGATTATCAACTTCGCCAAGGACAGGGTGCCGCTACACTCTATAGAGAGAGTGGTCCAGATCATGATCATGGGGGGAAGGCTTAAGGTGGTGAAACAGGACTTCCGCACTGGGCAGAGGTTCTTCAAGGCGGAAGTCCCGGATGTGGATGAGGATGGGAGTCTTATTTAGCGTTGCTTATGCTCAATCCACCCATCCCCACGGCGCAGATCACTTAGTTCATGTTGTAGATTAATTACAAGACTAGTCAGATTATCAATACGAATATCCTGCACCGCAATCTGAGTGATAATCTGTGCGAGCTTCTTTAGCTCTTCTTCCATCGATTCCAACTCTTCCTTGAGATCTTTCGTACTCCAATCATTGCGAAGAACCATTGCATAGCCTCCTGAGAGGAAGAGGACTGTCTGCATGCCAATACCTGCTATTATTTCCCACGCCATGAGACAGCCCTCTTTGAGTTTAATACTTGAACGACACGCCTACGCGGCCGCCATTGCCCATCTTCCCACAGGAACCGCCAGCGCAGAAGCTTTGGGAATTGAGTTGCCATCCAGCCCAGGTGTCGACGACGACTCCATCGCTAAAGCGAGACAAGAGTCCCACGCCGAGCAGCGGGGCGACCAGCCACACCTTGTTATGTTGGTCGAGGCCGACTTGGACTGAGATGTCTTGCTCTACGAGACCCGCGAAGAAGTAGCCGTTGGCAGGACCTGCGGTTACCCCATTCGGCAATGCCGGCAGTGAGGGTAAGGCCAGTTGGTTCCCGAAGGGGTTGAACCAATTGTTCACTGGAGAGCCAGCGCCAACACGTTGGATAAAGACAAGTGGGCCGGAGAGGGCCAAGCCATTCACCGCCCCATTGATATTGTCGAAGCCAACCGAGCCTTCAACGAACCAGAACCCGGCTTGTCCGAAGGGACAGGTATAGCCGATCAAGGCATCGAGTTCGCCTTGGACGATCCGATCTCCGACCACGCCTCCATTCACGGCTACGGCTGAACCGCCTGTGCCAACACCGTAGTAGAGCCCGCACCGAGTGGTGGGGTAGGCTCCTAAGAGAGGGGCCTTGGTTGGGAGATCGGCAGCAAGAGTAGCACTCCCCAGTGCTACAGATAGAGATAATGTAAGAAGACCTTTACGCATCATACTTCTCCTTTGGTTAGCCCGACTTAGCAGTCGCAGCTACCTGGGCCTGAGCAGCTGGTATTGGTGCAATCTTATCTTCATTTGGATCCATAGCGATCTTGGCAAGGACTGGATTGGCCTGGGCATTAACGTCGATCTTCTCAATCCCAGGCATTGCTTTGACGTTTTGGATTTGGGTTCCCTGTCCAGAGAACATGGTGACAATGCCACCAAGGACGGAGTTACCCAGGCTACACACCGAGACAATGATATGAGCCCAATGAGCACCCATTAGATCGGTCAGTTGTGCAGTGCTACCGATCAAGGCACCGTTGATAACAAGGGTAACCCCGAGCCATTGCAGCGTCGTTAGACTTTTGATGGAGTTCATTTTGTTCCTTTCAACATCACGAGTGCGGTGCCGTAGACTTCCTTGTTACGGTTCAACCAGCCCTTGATGAACTTAGGCTGGTGCAGGCCTCGGTAGAACTGTTCCTTTGCCTGGGTGTAACGAGAAAGGAGGGATCGGGGATCTGCGAGACGGATAGCCTGTCGGGTGAGAGGACCTACACGACCATCGGCGGTTACCCCAAGGGCTCGTTGGCCCAACACAATTGCCTCATGTGGGCCTGAGTTCACGCACATGTCGAAGAACATGTAATCAGTACCGAGTGGGAGCAGGTCACACCATGGGTTCCAATACTCCATGTGGTAGATGGCCTCGATGTCCTCCTGTGGCGCCTGCCATACATCCAGATGTCCCAAATGCTGCTCCACCCGCCAAGCGTCGTACTCTCGTTGAGTCACCCCCCGGGACGTACGGCCGCCGTGGTCTTGCGGATCGTCATCGTTACCGCCTTCGCTATGAAGAAGGGCCTCTAGCGAAGCTTTGAAGTTCTCTATCATTTCTCTACCCTCAGTTTGGTGGTGCCTCGGGTGACACCACGGAAGACTTCTGAAGCCGAGCGAGGATGGGTTTGTTTGTTCACAAGGTCGATGCCGAAGCGAGCTGCGTTGCCAACGACCTTCGGGGAGACGCCTTTAGTTTCACCCAGCAGCGTTAGGATATCCCCGACGGTCTTACCCGCATGTTGTTTGCTAAAGGCTTCTTTGCCCTTCAGTAGGTCCTTAACGGCAGTTGCGGTGTCATGTCCTGCGGAGGATAACAGCCCAACTCCGGGCTCGTGACCAGCAGTAAGACCATGAACTAAATCCCTGAGATAAAGCACAGAACTAGACATCCCTAGAGTGAGGCCACTAGCTAATCGCTGAAGCGCTGTTCGGCGATCTTCTGTACCAAGCCCTACCACGGCCTCTTCCACAATGATCGGCCACACGGCGAAGGTCATCAGGTCTCCGAGAAGCTTCGGCGCTCGCTTGAAGGCCTCGTTGAGTTCCTTCTCTTTCCTAAGCTGATGAATATCATTCAGCTGATGCCCGATCTCGATCATGCGTTGCATTCGGGTGCCCATGAAGCCGTAGACTGAGGTGAGCCAACCATGAGCCGGGCCACCTCCAGCGACTAATTCCGGTATATCAGCGCGCCCAGTTGTGCCATGGGCGCGAGTGACTGCGTCATCGGCAAGGTTCACGGATTCACCAAAGCTCAGGCCTTCTCTTTGACGTTTGTTGAACTCCGCTATCCATGTGGGCTTAGCTGAGAGCATATCTGATTGAGCCACAAGCCAAGAGCCCTTCTGGATGATCTTCTCCCGGAGGGTGCTTTCACCTTTCAGTTCTTTGGTCTCCCCGGCGATTGTGTCTTGCCAATGGCGCTCACGACGCTGGAGGGCTTCGCTATGTTTCATTGCAAACTCGGACATTGAAAGGCCAAGCTCAGGGCTTTGGGCGTAGAGGCCTTTGACGGCTTCGGCGTAGTTGTCTGCCCCTACCAATTCCATCGCTTTCCGTAAGGGGTCCCCGGCTAGGCGCTCAACTAGTTGCTTGCCGAACTGAGGCAGGAACTCCCTTGCCCCAACCACCCGCGATGACATCACCAACGCAGTTGGACCGTGCTTTAGGGCGGTGTAAATGTTACCTCCAATGTATGTGGAGATCACATTTTGCCTCAGGTACTCACTCCACTCTCCAGCCCATTTCCAGGTAGCGCTTGGGATGGATGCTTGACCGGCCATGCGCTGGAGCCACGGGTCAAGGAGGTCTTTGTAGTGAACCCCATAGTGGTTATCGATTTCATTCCGGAAGGCTTCGTTCTTGAAGATCTTTTGGATCTCTAGTAGGGGCTCCCGATAGGCGATATCTTGGATCATCTGGTTGATCGTGCCGTTCATCGCGGTGATGTCGAGGTCTAAGGGGTACACCGCGCCTGAGCGTTTCTTGGTGTAGCCGTTGGCAGTGGTGGCGTAGGACTTGCCGTATTTATCCAAGACACTATCTCGTCTGCCTACTGTGTTGCGGGACCACTGGCCATTTTCGTACTTGGTCCAAACTTCCTTCCGGATCGGATCGGCATCGAGTGGATGGTACCATCCTTCAAAGGTTCCATGGACATTGGTGATTGGCTCAAGGGGAATCTTCTCCACCGGTACCCCTTCGGTTCGCTCGTAGACCCCGTCGGATTTCTTGATCAATTGTTTGAAGATTAGGTCTCCACGCTTCTGCGCCTGGGCCCAATCCTCTTTGGTGGTATGTGCCTCTAGCCATTTCATCAACGCTATGGGATCCGCCCCATAGCCCTGCGCCAGCACCCGCCAGTTGCTGGCGTTACCGGCATGAGCAAGGATCCCAAGCACGTGCTTTCGCATGAAGCCGTTCCATGGAGTGCCGTCTGGGTTCTCTTCGGTTCGAGTCTTGGGGTCGTTGAAGGGGGAGTCGACTAGTTTCTCGGAGTCCTTTATTGGGCCTACTTCCTTTAGGGACTTGGATACTTCCCGTTGAAGGCTACTATGAGTGTTGTCTGCTTCACGCATTGGATAGGTGATGTACCGGCTGAATATCCCTCGCGGGTCGTAGCGTTCCCAACGCCGAAGTAGGGTTGGAATGGCAGTCAGACCGGCAACGAACTTCTTCGGCTGCTGCGCCTTTTCCTGAAGCCAGTTCCGCTCATCAGGAAGCAATTGTTGAGGGAAGGTCTTTAGCTTAGTTCGCATCTCGGCGATGGTTTGGGCTCGGTCGGCGGCGCCACCTTCGCTATAGATCTTCTTCTCGTCCCGGCCGGCCTTTACAAGAAGGTCGATGGCGTTCTTGAACTCTTTGAAATCGGCGTAGGGAAGGTCCTTAAGCTTAGTTTGGAAGCTGGGATCAGTGAAGGTATCGGCGATCGGAAGGGTCCGGTTCCCCATCCATTCAGCCTCCTTGGCTGCGACGAAGTCCTTTAGATTGTCCTGGGGCTGAAGGCCGATACGTTCCACAAGATCTCCTTGAAGGAACTTGACTTTACCAAACCCTGCACGGCCTAAGAGATCGTGCACCCAATTTGTGTATTCCTGTTCGACACTCCCAACCTCCCTGTTGCGGAAGGTCTTGGCGGTACGGTCGAGTTGGGCCTGCTGGCGCTCATACTCTCGTGCCATCTTCGCGGCGATGATAGCAAACTCCCGTTGTTGGGAGATGCGGTAGGCCTCAGCCCAGTTTCCCTTTGACCCGGCCTCTTCGATCTTACGCCCATGCTTCCCTGCGGTTTGGATGATACGGTCAGAGGAGATCTGCCCTACAGGGGTGAGATCGAACTGACCCTTCACCATCTCCCGGACTTGTTCCTTGGTGAACTTCGGTTCTTGCCCAGACGCGAGGGCATAAGCGAGGGTCTCTTCATGGATCAAATCAAGTTGGGTCTCAGAGAGGGCTTGGTCCTTTGCCGCATCCATTATGCTCTGTCCAAGATCCCCAAACTCCGCGTTGAGTCGTCGATCTGTTTCAACGTCCACAAGCCGATTAAAGTAATCCCGTTGGGACATGCCGGCTGACTTTCGATCGAACGTGAGCATTCCCAACCTTTCAACCAGGGCGTCACCTGACGTGTAACCAAAATAGGGGGCGAGGTCATCTGGGTTAACTCCATCTTTCTTTTGGACATAGTCTTTGGGGAGGGAGGCCTTTTGTTCCTCTGAGAGGAAGTCAGGGTGAAGCTTGATCCCGCCTTTGGCGAACAACTCGTCAGTAGCGAGATCGGGGCGCGAAGCCAGTTGCTCACGGACTTCATCCCGAAGATCAGTCCGGCGCTGTTTCCACTCCGCGGTTTGAGAACGCTTCTGCTGCTTCTCCGCACGGGTGGTAGCCTTCGTGAGGTCTTCGGCATTGCGCTTCGCTATGAGATTGAGCATCCGATCCATATGGGCCTGGGTCACCCCCATGGCTTTGGCCTTTTCGAAGATCCCTTCGCTGGGCTCCTGAGAGGCTTGAGGCTCAAAGCCATCAGGCTCCTTATCTATAACGTCTTGAATATCCTTCAATATCTTCGCATTACGTGCATCGTTCTCCACGTCAGTTAGTTTTGCTATACCTTCCTTTATCCGTTCAGCTGAGGATGTAGCCATACGGGCATCTTCTAGCTCTTCATTAAACCCTTCAACATTATCATTAGCTGCTCGACGGAATTGAGTGGGCTCTTTAGAGGCTTGGGGCCGGAACGCACCTTCCTTTAGCGGTGCGTTGCCCTCCCTGCCACCGACCTCTCCGGTGTCAACCTTCTGGAAGATCTCATCCCAGGAGAGATCCTTCCCTGTGATCTCCTTCACACGTGCGCGAAGGGCATCGAAGAACTCTTGAAGCCTTTGGAAGATCCTCGCGATCCCGGGCGGGGTCATGTTCTTATCTTTAGCATCTCTCCAAGTACGGTAGGCCTCAGCGATAGACTCCTCCATCTTAGCTTCTTCAGAGAATTCCTTGTACCGTCCTCCGATGTTATGAAGAGTCTGCCAATCGTTTTGTCGCGAAGCTCGTTCAAGGGTCTCCCACTCACCAGAACGAAAGAAGCCTTGCTGACGCAGGTAATGCACACTCTCATGTCTAGCCACACCCATAGCATTCGGATTGTCCAAAGCCACAACGATCCAAGGATTCTGATCTTTGAACTGTTGTGCAAATCCTCCAATACGACCGGCGCCACCTCCAGGGAGACTAATCTGACTTGGAGTAAAGACCTGGGCCTGCTTTGGAACGATACGGCCAAGCTCATCGCGGATAGCCACATCGAGTGCAGCCTTGTGCGGCTCAAGCTCTGGGTTGTAGTGAAGTTCATAATGTGAAGATTCGACAGTACTGCCGCCGGCTTCCTGAAAGAGATCGCGTAGAGTGGGTCCAGCATCCACATACCCCCAGCCTTCAGCCTCTTGTGAGAACTTGATGACAGGCATCGCCGACTTGGCTTCCCAAGTCCCGGCCTTCTCTCGTGCACCAGTTACACGATGGCCAGTTATGCCAAGTCCATCAGGCCCAAAGGCCCTTGGAAACTCTGCTTTGATTTGTCGACCAAGATCACGGATGACGGCCGGACCGAGGAAGTTCGGATCGTACATCTTCGGGGTGCCACCGGCTTGGATCATCTCCACGTAGATCTGCTTCCCGCCTTTCTGCTCGGAGAGGTTTAGGACACCAATCTTCTTCCCGGTCTCGTCGAGAAGGTCGAAGTCATGCATGCCTACTAAGGTCATGCTTTTCTGTGTTGGCTCGTCGTGAGCCACCTGCCGCTGAAGGGTGACCTTGCGATCCCCAAGGGAGAATTGAGGCTCAAAGCCACCAGAGCCACGGACCAGTTGGAGGGGATCGG